CCAGGTTTTCCCATCGCTGTGGTGTCAGCCTTGGACGGCACTCGTCGCCTGCCCGCAGCTAGCCAACGAGTAAAACAAATGGTTGCGCCCAAACGGGGGCGCGCGTGGGAATGGAGATACAGCTCCATTCCCAATGCATCCCGCTAAATCCAGTGAGGGCCTTCCTTGCCACCGTCCGCATTTTTGCGGTGGCAACGGAACCCGAGCGCAGACGCGGAACGAGGTGCACCAATAGGCGGTATTTACTGCCTGGCCCTAGAACGGTCAATAGATGCACGGTGAGTTATAGCCTATTCCAGCCTTAACATCTCACCGATACAACCGGAAGAACAAAACATCTAAAAGAAAGCAGCGCGGCTCACAACAGCGCAACAAGCCTCCACGTAAGAGGCGCAAGATCGACCGAGGACTCAGCCCGCACGCAGCGATGCTCCACGATCCGAGTAACGCCCCACTTCACGGAGGGATCTATGGAGACGGTGGTCACCTCATGGCCAAGCTCCAGACCTCCTTCGACCTCAAGGGGCCGGTCGGCACCACCGCCGGCTTCGTCTTGTGGTCACCGGAGTACCACCCATCGATCAATCGGAACTACACGGACAACGGCGACCCGATCGATGATTATCTCGTTGCACACCGTAACGTCTTCATTGGCTACACCGCCGAGTCCGGAACGCCCTTCACCAATTCGGCTGATCTCCCTTTCGGGGGAGAACACCTCAACTTCGACCCTAGCCAGACCCCAGGCGCCACGGGCAAGGTTGTAACCGTCAACGATCCGGCTGCCGTCTTCGTCGGCTCCGATTTGGTCGCCTCAGCGCGCACCATTGGTGCAGTCGTTAAATTGACCTATACCGGTTCCACTCTCAATCTGGGTGGACAAGTGGCTTCCATCACTGGATTCCCCGCTAGCGCCTTGCTGGCCGGGACCGGGACTGGGGTCTTCTCAGTCAACCAGCTCTTCCAGTGGTCCAACGATCACCTCCGGACCCCCACCGAGACCGTCGAAGTCGTGCACCAGCCACACGCCACCTCAGACGTGTTCCGCGACGGTAGAGCCACGGGATACCAGTATGGTTA